GTAGGTGGTTTTGTAATCAACCACGACTATCTCGTAATCTTGATGTGGGCCTTGCGGTTTACAGATGATGTCAGGTCTGCACTTACAAAGCACGTCGTCTTCAAACCAATAGAAAGATGCCTCGGGTATTTTGCCGTCGCCATCCAAATACATCTTGCCTTCTTCAATCATATACGCATCCATTTGATTGATGGCTTGCATATCGGCTTCATTAATTACGACTAAGCCTCTGTCAATAAACTCTTGTTTCATTTCTTTATTGGCTTTTGTATACGGGGATCCAAAGATCACGCCTACATTATTATGAAAGGCTTCGTCGCCCTCTACTAACATATAGTGAGCGGCAGTACCAAAGTTCATTGCGGGTGTAGTTTCTTGTTCTACTTCAAGCGCGTGTATTTGGCTTTCACCAAACTTACGAAAGAAGCTAGAACTCTTACCCACGTCAGAGTGGTAGAGTTCGTTGGGTATATCAAAAACAACAAGTGCGTTGCCTTTCTGAGTCGGTTCATATTGTTCTAGTTCAGGTATTGCTTTCATTTTTTTCTCCAATTAAAAAGGTATTTCATCATCAAGTTCCCAATCGGGTTCTTTGTAGACTCGTTTAGTATTTTCTTCTTTTTGTCGTTTCTCAAAAGCGGCTTGCTTCTTAAACATATCTATAAAGGGCGAGTCTTCTTCGTATTCTAACAAGGTGGTCTGCACCACGTTGTCGTTATAAAGAGGTTCAGGCCAATAGCCTATATCGTTCTTGATACGCATGAGGTTTTGAGTAACGGTTTCGCGTGGATTGTATTGCGGTCTTTGTATAGCTTGCCAATACTCCTGGACCGTTTTCATTTCTGCGTCGTCACCGATAAACGTAATATCAAACTCGGTCTTGTCGTAAGGCAGATATATAAACTTACCGTCCTTCTTCTTAAACGGGTAACAACGAATGGGTTTACCTACTGTCATTTCTAAGTGCCTCCTTATATGCAAGCTCAAAAACATGCGGGTGATGTTTCAACACATAGATCATAGCTTCTGTCATTATATTTATAGAGCGTATGTCTTGAAACAGTTCATCTATATGGTCTGGTTGGGTTGACCTGATTTGGTCCTTAGATTCTTCGGACAGGGTTTCGTTGATTAGATTATTAAGTTCGTTCATAGTTTTCTCCAATTGATTTATATAATCATAAACAAAAAACTTGCACACGTAAAGAAAATATATATACTATATGTAAATTACTTAGGAGAAAGATATGGCAAAGCCAAAAATAAACGAAGAAGAAATATATAACAAATTTAATCTTGAACTGCTGGATGCAATAGAAAAAGCGGACCCTATAGGTGCGCCGATGATTGCACACGCGGGGTTAAGATTGTTTACGCAGATGGCCCTAGACTGCGCCCCAAGCGAAATAATTGGATTAGGTGTCGTACTTGATACTATTAGAGACGTTAAACGCGACGATGAGTTTGATTCAGATGAGTAAGTATAGATATCACACATACGACGGATATGATCAAATATTGGATAACGTAAGGTCTATTGTAAGTGGTTTAGCGCCTAAAGATGTAGCTGAACGTATTATTAAAGAGATAGATACGTTAGAAGAAATAATCGAGGAAACTTTAGCGGGTCGTCAGGAACAAGCTGAAGAAATGTTACGGGATGATTTTGAATAGTTTCTACATCACTACCGAGCATCATACGGAACCTGTCGAGTATGGTTTTCAAGATGCGGTACTGCATGAAGCGAACAACTGGAAAACCTGGACGCCGAAAGTGTCGGATATAAAAGTAATAACTAAACTAGACAAAGATGTTAAGGTTCTTGTCAGACGAGAAATACATCAAGATATATTGGAGTGTGAGAGTGGCAAATACTAAAAAGAAAAAGTTCCTTAAATTTACTTTGCAAGATGGCTCTGTTGCTAGATATACAAAAGATAAACAAGGTCATATTCAGTATTACCCTGAGAAAGATTTAGATCCTAAGATAGCTAAAGCTAGGTGGGACGAACTCTACGAAAAAGTATATAAAAGAGCGGGGATACACTAGATGCAGTATAATTTAAGATCAGAATATGGGGGAGATATGAATGAAGAGGCCCTGATCGAACAGATCGTAACAAATTTCAAAAAACTAAACGCAGAGAACAAAGACTATGTATTAGATAGTCTGAAGTTCATACAAGACAATCCTAACTTGGTGGTACTTACAAATGAAGATGGTAAATAAATACGCCTGGATTAAGGTTTACGAAGTTAAAAGAGGGAAGCGTTATAAGAAATACATCAAGGTATTGACGCAACCTAACAACTCGAGAGAAGCAATACATACGGCTTCTATAAAATAATAGATATGCAGTTGCACTCTTTCTCCGTAAGAAGGTAAACAAATGGCTCGAGGTACAGTCAGCAACGAAGTACCTCACCCTTATTGATATGTTAAAAGCAGACGGTTTCGATAAAGCGATTATAGGACAGACCTACGATATGGTCGTATCGGAAGAACGTCTGATCTACTCTGTTGAAAAGTGCGTAGAGATCTTAGTCGAGCGTGACGGTATGACAAGTGAAGAAGCACTTGAATATATGGATTTTAACGTACTTTGCGCGTATATCGGCAAAGATCAACCTATCTTCGTATCCGAAACCTACGACGAAGTCTAATAATCGGCTATACTGTCGGCATGTCAGACTTAAAATTAGTAGATATAAACAAATATAAACGTGGTCCTAGTCATATCGAAGGAAAAGAACGCCTAGACGCGTTGTTCAAGGATTTTATCCGCAGGGGCGCTGATCCTGAGATGGTAGCTGAGATGATACTAGCGTATGGTATATGCGAAGTGATTAATTACTCTTCAAGACCTGAGAATGGCTTAGATGCGATAGCGCGGTTATTGTCGGAGAGTTTCGGGCTAGATATAGAGAGAAACGAGTATTTTGACCCCGAAATAACGGGTTTTGTCAGAGATGACGATTAGCGTGACAAAACTATTGGCCTTGAAACGTAGCTGTCAGCGTGGTTTCGAGTTTTGTCAGTTTTGGCAGAGATAGGGGCTTTGTCTGTAAGTGTGGATACAAAATGTAAAGAATGTAAAGGGAGGGTAAGGTAAAGTATGACAAAAGTACTATATATAGTAATAATATATATATATTAAAATAAATATACCTTATAAATACAGGGTTTCGGAGGATTTATAGTTTTGTCAGGATAAGTGTGACAAAACTCTGACAAAACTAAATTAAGTATGACAAAACTAAAATCACATATCAGAGAGAACTTAGATAAGGAATACGTCGATTTGTTAGAATCGGATGCTATTGTTAAGATAAGTAAACAATTTCCAGGAGCAAGAGTAATATGCCTGCAAAAGATTTAAGAATAAGACAAAGTGTTACTATAGATAAAACTTTAGAGGAAGATGTCGAAGATATGCCTTTAGAGTATATGGACGTAGATGAGAGACAGCTTACTAAGAGACAAAGGTTATTAGTATGGAACGCAGTAAACGATCCTCAGTTATCGTTTGCAGAGGCCGCTAAAAAAGCGGGATATAAAAATCCTGTCGTTATCGGTAGGTATATGCGAGAAGGTAATAAGTATTCGCACGTACGTCGGGAGTATGAACGATTGATGTCGGAGGCTAAGAAAAAGTTTGAGCTTACACATGAGCGAGCAGTCGAGGACTTGTATAAGTTACGGGATGACGCTTGGAGTCGGGGTGCATTTAACGCGGCTATACAAGCTCAAGGACTGTTGCTCAAAGTCGGGGGACTTATCGTTGATCGTCGGGAAGTATTGCATGGAAAGATAGATCAAATGAGTCGGGAAGAAGTTGAGCGCAGACTCCAGGACTTACTAGGATCTAAAACAGGTATTACGATTGAAAACAAGTCGGATACTAAAGCTATAGAGAGTAAGTAGTCGGGAGTTATTATCTTCTTTCCTCATAGTCTTTGATTCTTTTCATACTATCAACATAACTCATAGCAAAAAGTTTCCAACCATCAGGTTTATACCTTTTGATTTTTGCTATCTTCAAACCTTCTTCGTACCATTTTCTTTCTTGTTTTATTTGTTTTGCGTTGTTCATTAGCTTTTCTCCTTAACAGTTAAATCGTATTCAGTCTCAGTTAGATAAGAATAGGACTTTAAAAACTCTTCTTTAGTTAATACTTTGAAGTCTCTCATCTTCTCTTTGTCGGTAATAAATGATGTATATTCCATTAGCTTTTCTCCTTCATAATTGATTTATAAATACTTCCTTCTTCGGAAAGGTAGATTGTTTGTTCTGTATCTTCATTTCCGCAAAAAGGACACTTTTTAATAAACTGTTCAACTTCAAAATAGTGATTGTTACATTTCAAACATTCAACGATTTGCATTAGCTTTTCTCCTTATCTTGTTTGTTGAGTTCTGCTAGTCGTTTTCTATTCTCAGCACT